CTTCAAAAGATTGAAATTCAAGCCAAAGATGGCAAAATGGGCTAAGGAGAAATATCTTGTCGAACTATACAAAAACCACGAACTTTGCAACAAAAGACAATCTGTCGCCTGGCAATCCTCTAAAGATTGTTAAGGGTACTGAAATTGATACAGAGTTTAATAATATTGCTACTGCTGTTGGCACTAAAACAGATAATGCTTCTGCCGCAATTACTGGCGGTTCAATTACTGGTATCACAGACTTAGCAATTGCTGATGGCGGTACTGGTGCTTCTACGGCTACTGCTGCTTTGAACAACCTCTTGCCTAGCCAAACAAGTAACGCAAACAAGTATCTTCAGACTGATGGCACTAATGCTACTTGGGATGCGGTAAGCCTATCTACTTCTGACATCACGGGAACTCTTCCTGTGGCAAATGGTGGTACTGGTGTAACTAGCTCTACTGGTACTGGCAATGTAGTGTTGTCAAACTCGCCAACATTGGTTACTCCCGCTTTAGGGACTCCAAGTGCCTTGGTAGGAACAAATATAACAGGTACTGCCTCTGGTTTGACGGCAGGTAATGTCACAACTAACGCCAATCTTACTGGTGCAGTTACTTCTGTTGGCAATGCAACCTCGTTGGGTTCATTCAGTTCTGCTGATCTTTTAGGTGCTTTGACTGATGAGACAGGAACAGGATCGGCAGTCTTTGCTACCTCTCCTACTCTTGTTACTCCTATTCTTGGAACACCTACTAGCGCCACATTGACAAACGCTACAGGTCTTCCTATCTCTACAGGTGTATCAGGTCTAGGAACTGGTGTAGCAACGGCTCTAGCGGTCAATGTAGGCTCTTCTGGCGCACCTTTGGTTAATGGTGGTGTTCTTGGCACACCTTCTAGTGGAACAGCAACCAACTTAACTGGTTTGCCTTTGTCTACTGGTGTGACAGGAACTTTACCTGTTGCTAATGGCGGTACAGGAACAGCGACACCTAGTATTGTTGCGGGAACAAACATAACTGTTACTGGCACATGGCCCAATCAAACTATTGATGCTTCAGGCGGTAGTGGATCACCAGGCGGTTCAACTACTCAAGTTCAGTATAACAATGCGGGTGCATTTGGTGGAATTACTGGAGCCACAACAGATGGAACAGCATTAACTCTTGTTGCTCCCATTCTTGGAACTCCCGCAAGTGCTACTTTAACCAATGCTACAGGTCTTCCTTTATCTACGGGTGTAACAGGAACACTTCCTATTGCCAATGGTGGCACAGGTCAAACTACTTTGGCAGGGGCTAACATCCCTGTTACCAGTGCAGCCAACACCTTTACGGGTACACAAACATTCTCAGGTTCAACATCTGCTACTGCCATTATCCTAAACGATGCGGCAGAGGTGGCTACAGTATCAGCAACGGCAGCTACTGGAACGATTGCTTATGACATTACCACTCAGTCAGTCTTGTACTACACAAGTAACGCAAGTGCTAACTGGACAGTTAACTTCAGAGCCTCTAGTGGTACTTCACTAGATACTTTGATGAGTACAGGTCAATCAATGACTGTAGCTTTCTTGGTGACTAATGGTGCTACTGCTTACTACAATAACGTGGTTCAAGTTGATGGCACAACTTCTGGAGTGACTACTAGGTGGTTAGGTGGTGCGCCTACTGCTGGTAATGCAAGCGGTATTGATTCTTATCGTTATTTGATTATCAAGACAGGTAGTGCGACTTTCACAGTCTTGGCAAGCAACACACAATTTAAGGCTTAACACTATGCCATTACAAGCAACAAGTGGTGCAGCTTCTTATGACGCCTTTGGTGGTGGTGCGGCCGCTGTGCCTAACTACATTGAAGAAGTGTTTTCAACGTACCTTTATACAGGCACAGGTGCTACACAGACCATTACCAATGGAATTGACTTGTCTGGTAAGGGTGGATTGACATGGATTAAAAGTAGGTCTGCTGTTTCTGACAATGCGCTATATGACACGGCACGAGGTGCAACATTTGATTTGGTATCAAATAGTTCTGGGACACAAACTACACAAGCTACTGGTTTAACTTCATTTGGCTCTACTGGTTTTTCAATTGGTGCTTTAGCAAAATTAAATACTTCTGCGGCAACTTACGCCTCATGGACATTTAGAAAACAACCAAAGTTTTTTGATGTTGTAACTTACACAGGCACAGGCGCAAACAGAACAATTGCTCACAATCTTGGCTCAGTCCCTGGTTGTATTATGGTAAAACGCTTGGATGTAGCAACTGATAGTTGGCGGGTTTACCATCGTTCATTAGCTAATACAGAAGTTCTAGCATTAAATGCAAGTGCCGCCAAATCAACTGATGCAACAGCATGGAATTCAACAACGCCAACAAGTACAGTTTTTAGTATTGGTACTAACACGGCTGTTAATGATTCAAGTAGCACTTATGTAGCTTATATATTTGCCCACAATGCAGGTGGCTTTGGCTTAACTGGTACAGACAATGTAATTTCGTGTGGGACATTTACATCTACTGCTGGTGGTGGGGCTAGTGTAACTCTAGGTTATGAGCCACAATGGATTTTGTTCAAAAGGTCGGATTCATCAACTGGCGGTAGTTGGAATATTATTGACAACATGAGAGGTTGGGGTATTTCAATTGCTAACCCTGTACTTTTGGCACAGTCAACTGCGGCAGAAAGCACATTAAATTCTGGTCTAACTGCAACAGGATTTGAAATTGATGCGGGATATTTAGCCGCAAGCGCACCTTTTATCTACATTGCCATTCGTAGAGGTCCAATGAAAGTTCCTACAAGTGGGACGAGTGTGTTTAGTCCTATCAAGGTAACCGCAACAACAAACACAAAACAGACGACCAATTTTTCGGTTGACACGCAGTTTTTAAGGAGTATTGCAAGCGGAACACCTTTTGTCGCTGATAGGCTGCGTCAAGTCTCAACTACAAATGATACTGCTGGTGAAAAACTTGTAGAAACTTCAGCAGCTTCAGCAGAGGTGTCAAATACAACTCTTACAAATGGTTTTGATAATACAGGTTTTAAGATACCATCTTCACTTAGTAATACAAATGCGTTATTTTTAAATTTTGTTCGCGCTCCTAACTTCTTTGATGTGGTTTGCTACACAGGGACGGGAGTTGCAAGGACTGTGGCGCACAACTTGGCAGTCGTGCCTGAATTGATGTTTGTAAAAGGACGTTCTGGGGCTACCGCTTGGCAGATTTATTCTGGTGCATTGGCAAATACAGAGTATCTTGTTCTCAACAGCACGGCTGCAAAAGCTACAGGTGCAACACGTTGGAACAGCACCACACCAACTAGCACTGTCTTTAGCTTGGGAACTGCGTCTGAAGTAAACACAAGCAGCGCCACCTACGTCACCCACCTCTTTGCATCTTGCCCTAGCGTGAGCAAAGTCGGAAGCTACACGGGTACAGGCGCAACCCAAGTCATCAACTGCGGCTTTGCAGGTGGCGCAAGGTTTATTCTTATCAAAGCCACCAGCTCCACAGGCAACTGGCTAACATGGGACTCTGCCCGAGGAATCGTAGCAGGTAACGACCCCTACCTTACTTTTAACTCCACAGCTGCTGAAGTTACCAACACTGATTGGGTGGACACTGCTGCATCTGGATTTGAACTGAGCAACGCTGGTGGCAACTTGGCAAACAGTAGCGGTGTGAGTTACATCTTCTTGGCTATCGCATAATCATTACATTGGGAATAATCATGCAAGTACGAATCAGAACAACAGGCGCAGTCATGTACGAAGCAGAATTTCGTGCATACACAAAAGCCAATGGTGGCCCATCATGGGACACAACAACAACTGAAGTCTTAGAGGCTTTGGGTGCTGATGTAGTCTTTGAAGGCCCACAAGCAACTGGTGGAACTGTTTACCAATACTCTCAAGCACAAGGTGTTGAGCAAGTAGATGGTAAGTGGTACACAAAGTATGTGCTTGGCCCTATCTTCATTGACCAAGTGGTAGATGGTGTAACTACTACTGCTGCTGAACAAGAAGCTACTTATAAGGCTCAGAAGGATGCTGAACAGGCTAAGAGTGTTCGAGCAACTCGTGATGCTAAGTTAGCTGAGTGTGACTGGACACAAGTAGCAGATGCCCCAGTTGACAAAGCTGTATGGGCTACATATCGTCAAGCCTTGCGTGATGTAACAGCGCAGACTGGCTTTCCTTGGACTGTAACTTACCCTGAGAAACCATGACAAACGAAGCTGTATCAACAAAAATAGCATCAGCAGCTACCTATGGTGGCTCTAGTGCTGCAGTCATCTTTGGTCTAACAGCTAATGAGTTTGCTGCTATCTCTGGTGTTGTGATTGCTATATGTGGTTTATTGGTAAACATCTACTTTAAGCATCAACACTTAAAGATTGCACAGAAGAACGCTAAACCTGACGAGCAAGAAAAATGAAAGAGTGGACTGAGGCATTTATTGCAGCAGTCCTTCTTCTTTTGACTGTTGCGTGGTGTGTTTACACAGTTGTGTGGGCATGGTACTTGTAGAATTTTTACTGGCTGTATCTATTGAATACAGATGTGTTAAGTGGGTCTGGGTTGGCGATGTGTACAACCGAAAGGTCTACTGTATTGAATGGAAAAAG